GCTACGATGTGGAACGCGTATTTAAAATCAGTCGGCGATAGGGCACTTACCGCGCAAGATGTTTGTGTCATGATGGTGTTATTAAAAGGTGCACGACTAGCCAATGACCCAAGCCACCGCGACTCATCGGTTGATATTTGTGGCTATGCCGCGTTGATCGAGAGATGTGAGGAGAAACAGTAATGGATACAGTTAAGGAGTACAGAGTAAAAGTATCGGTGCGTAACAATCTGCTACTTAAGGCCATAGAGGATGCGGGGTTTGATTCGGTTGCGGGGTTTTGTAGGAGTTTGGGGGTACGCCAAGGGGCGGTGTTGGACATTGTAAAATTTAGTACCTCACCAATAGACCGTTTTGGGAGATTTACCCCTATCGCCAAACAGATCATGGAAACATTGGGTGCGGCGCCAACGGACTTATGGACGGTGGAGCAACTTAATCTAAAATTATTAAAAAATAACGTTGAAAGGGATGTATCGCAAGCTGTACTGCACGACCTACTTGGGGTTGGTGACAGCGCTATGCTAGCAATAGAGAATCCAGAAGACGTGGTAGCTAAAAACCAACTCGGCGACGCGATAAACGAGGTGATGGAGACTCTTACCCCGCGAGAGGCAAAGGTTTTAAGTCTACGGTTCGGGTTAGATGGGGAGGACCCTATGACGCTCGATGAGGTTGGTGAGCAGTATGGTGTGACGCCCAATCGCATTCTTCAGATAGAGGCACAGGCTTTACGCAACCTACGTAAACCAGTCCGCGCCAACAAACTTAAAATACATCTAGATATGGAGACGTATTGATGGCAATGACCCCCGAGTCACGTGTGAAAGCTCGTGTGAAAAAGATACTGGATAAGTACAACGCGTATTACTTCATGCCGATTGGTGGTCCGTATTCCCGTCCCGGTATACCTGACATTGTGGGTTGCTATAACGGCGTGTACTTTGCGATTGAGTGTAAGGCAGGTAAGGGCAAGACCACTGCGCTACAAGATAGAGAACTCAGTTTGATTAGTAAAGCAGGAGGGATAGCTATCGTGGTAAACGAAAATAACCTAGATGATGTAGTAGCTATGTTGGAGAGGATGTAATGGATTTGATTACGATAGACATGGAAACTTTTTATAGCCAAGACTTTAGTCTTACTAAGGTAACAACAGAAGCATACGTACGCTCACATGAATTTGAAGTAATCGGTGTGGCGGTTAAAGTAAACAACGGACCTACACAATGGGCTAGTGGCACGCACGAAGAAATCAAACAGTGGTTACATGCAGAGTACGATTGGTCGAACGCTATGGTACTGGCACATAACACTGCATTTGATGGGTCTATCCTTCATTGGAGGTTTGGCATTGACCCTTACGTCTATCTCGATACGTTGTGTATGGGGCGGGCTTTGCACGGTGTGGAAGTTGGGGGCTCCCTTAAAGCGATGGTCGAACGATATGGTATCGGGGAGAAAGGCACAGAGGTATTGAACGCTAAAGGTAAACACAGACAAGATTTTACCCCTGAGGAGTTGTCACGGTATGGGGATTATTGCATCAACGATGTTGAACTCACGTACAAACTGTTTACCTTGATGTATAAGGACTTCCCCAAGAAAGAACTTAAGTTAATTGATTTGACCCTACGAATGTTTATCGACCCAGTACTAGATTTAGACCTACCCCTTTTGGAATCGCATTTGAGTGATGTGCAAGAACGCAAGCACAAGCTATTAGAACAAGCAGGGGCGGACAAGAAAACCTTAATGAGCAACCCACAGTTCGCTGACCTACTACGTGGTCTTGGTGTAGAGCCCCCCACTAAGATAAGCCCCGCGAATGGTAAAACAACTTGGGCGTTTGCAAAGACTGATGAAGCGTTTAAAGCGTTACAAGAACATGCTGACGACCGAGTGCAGTCATTAGTAGCCGCTAGACTTGGCACGAAAAGTACATTGGAGGAAACTCGTACACAACGTTTTATTGATATATCCAAACGTGGGTTGTTGCCTGTACCGATTCGATACTACGCCGCGCATACAGGTCGGTTTGGTGGGGATGGTAAAATTAATTTGCAAAACTTACCGAGTCGTGGGGCCAATGCAAATAAACTTAAACAGTCAGTCATCGCACCGCAGGGGTACACCATTATTGATGCTGACTCAGCACAGATTGAAGCTAGGGTACTAGCGTGGTTAGCAGGACAGGAGAACTTAGTACAAGGTTTTGCCAATCAGGAAGATGTGTATAAGAAGATGGCCTCAGCTATTTATGGTAAGCCCGAAGGGGACATCACCAAAGAAGAACGCTTTGTTGGTAAGACTACAATTTTAGGTGCGGGCTACGGGATGGGTGCGTTGAAGTTTCAGGCACAACTAAAATCGTTTGGGCATGATATGGAGTTGTCAGAAGCGCAACGGGTTATCCAGATTTACAGAGATACCAACGAGGATATTGTTGGGTTGTGGAGAGAAGCTCAGAATGTGCTTATAAACATGTTGAGTAATGTAGCTTCACCTCTCGGTAAAGCGGGTGTGTTAGAGATAGTCCCAAGTGCACGTGCTATTAAGTTGCCATCAGGGTTGTTGATGCGGTACGACGATTTAGATTACGAGCAAGGTGAACGTGGGCTTGAGTTCAGCTATAAAACTCGCAAAGGTAGGACGCGTATTTATGGCGGTAAAGTTGTAGAAAATATCTGCCAAGGGATAGCCAGATGTATAATAAGTGACCAGATGATACGTATCGCAAAGAAGCACCGTGTTGTCCTAACCGTGCATGATGCAATTGCTTGTGTTGTACGAGATGAAGAAGTTGAACAGGCAGTTGTTGATGTTGAAGAGGCGATGCGGTGGGTGCCACCTTGGGCAGAGGGACTGCCCCTTAATTGTGAATCCGGTTACGCCAAATCCTATGGAGATTGTTGATGAGTGATACCCCCTTAGACTATTCGTTCCACACCATAACTGTAAGCGCAGGGATGAAGGAACTACATAAGCTGTTAAAGAGTGAGCATTACCTTATGGCTATGGACTTAATAGATGGGTTAATAGTTGAACTAAGAATGGCCAAAGCCGCTGTACGGGATTTAGAGGAGCGTAGACGATGAGTTTACCCCCATGGTCGTTTAGCGGCATCAAGACATTTGACCAATGCCCAAAGAAGTATTACCACTTGAAGATCACCAAGGAGTATAGTGACCCCCCAACCGAAGCCACCCTATATGGGAGTAGGTTTCACACTGCCGCAGAAGAATATATACGAGACGGAACTGCGCTACCCCCGTATTTTGAATATGCCAAAGGGGTACTAGACAGCCTAAACAATATGGAAGGCACCAAGTATTGTGAGTATGAGATGGGGTTGACGCAAGACATAGAACCATGCGGGTTTAAAGATGCTAACGTATGGTGGCGGGGTATTGCGGACTTAATCATTATTAACCACACAACTGGGGAAGCTAGGGTTGTTGATTACAAAACAAGCAAATCGACTAGGTATGCAGACACAGGGCAGTTAGAACTTATGGCCTTAGCTACGTTTAAACACTTTCCAGAGGTAAAGAAAATCCGTGCAGGTTTAATATTTGTTGTATGTAAAGGGTTTATTAAAGCATCATACACAGTTGACGATGTGCCTGAGATACTAAGTAAATGGACGGCGGAACATGATAAATTAAAAGCCGCTTACGAAAATAATGTATGGAACCCTAGACCATCAGGGCTATGCCGAAACCACTGTGTAGTATTGGACTGCGCACACAACGGGAGAAATTGATGCCTTACAAAAACCCCAAGAAAGACCGCCCCTATAAAGAAGAATACGAACTCCAGAAATCCCGTGGGGAACATGAGGGTAGAATGGAGAGGCAAAGAGCGAGGCGAGAGTACGACGCAAAAGGTATAGATAGGACAGGTAAAGATATAGACCATAAGAAGTTAATTAGTAAGGGCGGTAAGAATTCAGATGGCACAAGGTTAGTGTCACCGAGTAAAAACAGAAGTCGTAACGGTAAGAAGAAAGCGAAGTAATACAATTTAAAAGCTAACCCCGGACAGCAGTTCCGGGTGTTTTTGTATGCGAAGAGAGAACACAGATGGAAATTATAGACAACAAGGCATTACTATTAACACTACGCCACCCGCAACGTGTTACAGACGTTATACCAAAAAGTAAAGTGGTAGGAGAGAATCAAGTGTTGGTTAAGTGGGGTATCGACGAAGCACAGGTGCTTAAGAATTTAAAAATACGTAACATACCCTCACCAATAATGTCGCAATATACTTGGGCGGGGCAGTACAAACCGTTCAAACATCAGAAGACAACATCGGCATTTCTAACCCTACATAAACGTGCTTTCTGTTTTAACGAACAAGGTACAGGCAAGACAGGCAGTGTCGTATGGGCGGCTGACTACTTAATGAAACAAGGTAAGGTCAATCGTGTGCTCGTCATATGCCCCCTATCTATTATGGATTCAGCTTGGCGCGCAGACATATTTAAATTTGCTATGCACAGATCAGTTGATATTGCATACGGTGACGCCGCTAAACGTAGAAAAATTATTCGAGGTAACGCCGATTTTGTCATCATAAATTATGACGGGGTTGAGATTGTTAAGGACACCATAGCCGAAGGTGGGTTCGATTTAATTGTTGTAGATGAAGCGAACGCGTACAAAAATGCCCAAGCAAAACGGTGGAAAGTTTTGCACAGCTTGCTAACCCCAAGCACATGGTTATGGATGCTCACAGGTACTCCTGCGGCGCAGTCGCCAGTTGACGCATTCGGTATAGCTAAGTTGGTTAACCCTAGTGGGGTGCCTAAGTTTGCATCAGCATTTAAAGACATGGTTATGTACAAAGTTAGCGCCTTCCGATGGATACCTAAAGACTCCGCTTCTACAATTGTGTTTAATGCGCTACAGCCCGCAATTAGGTTTACCAAAGACGAGTGCCTTGACTTGCCGGAAATGACCTATGTTAAACGTGAAGTAGCTATGACTAAACAACAGGAGAAGTACTACAAACTTTTACGCACCCAGATGATTATGCAAGCGGCGGGAGAAGAAATAACGGCGGTGAATGCCGCAGTAGCGATGAGTAAGTTACTCCAAATATCATGTGGTGCGGTGTACTCAGACAACAAGGAGACAATCGAGTTTGACATTAAGAACAGGTACAACGCACTGATTGAAGTTATCGAGGAAGCTAGCCAGAAAATATTAGTGTTCGTGCCTTTTAAGCACGTTATCGGTATACTAAAAGAACGCCTTACCGCAGATGGTATAACTACCGAAGTCATATCGGGTGACGTGCCAGTTAATAAACGCACCCAAATATTTAATTCGTTCCAGACAACCCCAAACCCTCGGGTGCTTATA